GGTCTGAGAATCTTCTCCTCTATTATTGATTCTATTTGAACTATTATTGATTGTATCTTTCTTTGAAAGCTTTTAAGTTGAACTCTTGTAATTCTCTCATTAAGCTGCCCTGAACCAAATAAGACTTCTGGTATTTCAAGTCCTGCTATAAGCATTCTAAAATCATGCTCTATTGTGTCTGTTATATTCTTTCCCAATTCTCCAAATTCCAGCACATTCATATCTACGTTTGCATCTGTTACCCATTCTGTCCGGGTATTCATAAATTGTAGTTTCTTTTTGAATTCGTCAATATCATCTGGATTTACTGCTTCCCCTGGCATTCCTACTTTTACATGTAGAGGGGCTCCTGCTTTTCTGCTTATTAATTTATGTAAGTCTGTCTCGTTTCCAAGCATTAGATCAAGAGTCTTCATATTAGGCCATATCATCCCAATTCCATAAGGATCATTTGGGATCTTATTTATAGGTAAATGGGCTATTTGGTCTGGGAAGAAAGATATAAAATCTTTTGAATCCCTTGAGAATCTCTTTAAATCTTTTGTAAATTGATTGTATTGTAGTACTTTACCCTTCTTGTTCCTTTTTATAAACATATGGTTCGCGTTCATCACTCTAAGTTTTTGGTTTTCAAGATCTATCTCCATAAATCCATTTCCTTTAAGAACTGCTTCTCTAATCCACGGTCTCAGTACGTTCACAAAATCTGAATTTTCTATGAAACTGTCCAGAATTGCCTGTGCATTTTTATTTTCTATTCTTATTGTAAAGTCTCCCACGATTGAATCTGTTATCTTATTTACTGCTCCTGCTACTATCCCAATATTTTTGTATGCATTCTCCACTTGTTCGAAGTCAAAAGGGTGCTCCGCTCCGAGTTCTTTTGGGAACTTTACCGGTATATCGCTGACTTCTCCCTTGAATTCTTCTTTTATATAAAGATCAGTTGGAGAGGCAGAAATATATCCTCTTTTCTTCTTTTTGGCCATCTCCTAAGAAGCTTTTTTCAATTTAAATAAGTTGATTATTTAAGTATATAATTTTATATAGAGATGTATGGTTTATATTTAGGTTTAATAAATGCCGCCAATGCGAGTGCAAGTGCATCTGGATAATCATCATGCCCTCTTTCTGGATGGAAGAGTTTAAGATGTCCAGCTTCTGTAAATTCATATTGGATGTCACATAATTGTGTTATAAGCTTGTCATTCTTTGGGAATTTCACCCTTTCCTCTTCCATCATAAGTCTGAGGTTTTTGTATAGCTCTTCTTTATTTATTAAAGTAAATTGTACTGAATCTGCTGGTTTTGATGAATCTATTCCTCGTAAATTTTTAATTGGCAGTCCCTGCCCTATTAAACTGTCTACAGCTCCTGCTCCAAGTCCACTCGAATCTATGTAAATTCCCTTAAACCTCCATTTCCTGTGGAGTTCCTTAACTCTTCCCATGATGTCTGTCAGTGGTTTTTTGCTTGTTGATTTGATAAATATAACTTTTGCAATTTTATCCAGTCCTTCCTCAACAATTATGTAAACTGTCTCATCAAGCCCATATCTTGCACAATCAACTCCTAAGTAGTATTGTCTGTGGTCTTGTGGATGATTAGGTATTTCGTGATCTGAGATGCATTTCAATACCAGTTCTCTTGAGAAATATGTGTCTTGCTCCTCTAAAAATTCTCCTTCAAATTCTTGCAGATATTCCAATTCTGTTTTGCTTCCTTTCATTCCTTCTAAAAACTCTTTTGTAATTAATGGAGAATCTTCACTTTTTACATGGAACTTTTCAAATTCATTCTCTTGGAATGCCTGATAAAATCTTCCTCTTTTCCCGAATGGAGTTGATACCAGGATTAATTGTCCGTCTGTTGCTGCAAGGCTTGGCTCAGCTGCTACATATACGTCATCTTTTACGAATGCAGCCTCATCTATGATTAAAAGGCTTGGTGAGAAACCTCTAATTGTATCTGGGTTATTTCCAGGGAGGCTATGTATCTCTGACCCATTTTTAAACTGAATCATCGTCTGTGTTTCCCTCTCAATTTCAAGTTTTAAATTAGGGTCTTGCAGATATGCTCTTACTTTTCTGAACATTAAGCTGCTTTGCCTTTGTGTTGGTGATAAGATTACGACAGTGGCTCCTGAATTGTTTATTGCATGATGTATTGCCTTTATTGCGCATACAGTTGTTTTTCCTACCTGTCTTCCTGATCTAAATGCTATTCTTTTGCTTTTTGATAATAGAAATCTTGCCTGGTATTCAAATGGTTCTCCGAATAGTAAAGAAAATAAACTTATTGGATTCCTGAAAATTTTTTTTTAGTAATCACCATATTTTTCTAATGCTTTTTCAATCCTATTTATTTGCTCTTGGTTGAGGATTAAATTAAAATTATCTTGCCTCAAAAAGTTCATTGTTGTTTTGTCCGGCCTGATTATTTCCCTCTTTTCCTTCATTAGGCTTGCCATCATACTTGTCGATTTTGGTAATCCTGTTCCTTCATTTCTGGCTTTTTGCAGCTCCTCCGCATATATTGCTTCTGCTGCTTTAATCAATTTCATGGTTCTTCCAAGTTCTTCTGTTACATGCCAGTCCGCTTGTTGTTCCGCTTGTTTTATTGCTTTCTCTCTTGCTTCGTCCCATTTGTCCTCTTTTGCCCATTTTACTATCGTAGCTTTTCTTATTGAGTATTTCTTTGCTATCTCATACTTTGATTCTCCGAGTAGATAATCCTGTCTTGCTTTTAATTTTATTTGATTTAATTGTTTTTTACTCATTCCTTTTTTCATTTTATTTTTTTTGCTTCTTGGCCTGTAAATTTTTCCCATCTTTTGATGATTACTTCTGCATAAATTGGTTCTATTTCAATAACTCTGCATTTTCTCCCTAATATTTCAGATGCTATTAATGTACTTCCTGATCCTCCAAATGGCTCCATGATAATTTCTCCTGGATTTGATAAAACTTTCATATATGGTATTAAAATTTGTATGGGTTTTGTTCCGAATACAAGATTTTGACCTGATTGAGCTGCTGTATCTGCACTCCAAGTGATATGATCATTCACATGTGCTGTTGGTGTTTTTTTCTTTTTATTCCATGTTGAATCTCCTGATTGTCCGTATAAGATCACTTCATAAGTATCTAATAATTTCTGTCCTTTCTCTTTCATATATTCTTCAAAATTTGGCTCATAATCCTGGTTGATTTCTTTCTCTCCTTCTTCTCCTAAGAGTGCAATATCATATTTATTAAAAAAGAAGTATTCTCTTGAAAATCCTTGACATCTGTTTGGAAGGTGCCATATAATCATGTTTCTTATTTTCCAGTACTTCTCCATTGATTGCCATAGCTCAGGGGTATTTTTCCAGTTTTCAAAGACCATAATGTTCGCCCCCCCCTCGTTTTGGTATTTTTTGGCAATTGACAACCATTCATCATATTCAGGAACCCCTCCTTCCTTTTCTACGCCCAAGTATCTTCTCTGGCTTCTATATCCAAAGCCATCTTTTGTTTTGGAATATCTTTTGAATCTTCCTTTAGATTTAATTGGTTTTCCTTCTTTATGGTTTCTTATTCTTTCTGTATATGCCAATTTATATGGTGGATCTGTAAACATAAAATCAAATTTTTCTTTTCCCAATAATCTTTTCCATGCATTCTCATCTGTTGCACTACCAATTATAAGTTTATGATCTCCAAGTTGCCATATTTCCCCTTCTTTTACTCTCTGAGGTCCTTTTTCGATTGCTTCCTCCACTTCTCTGTCTACATCAAAGTTAGGATCTTCCAGTTTCAAGAATTCATTTAATTCCGGTGCAGAAAAACCTGTTATTTCGAGATCGACATTCATATTTTCCAATTCTTTTAATTCTTCTATTAAAAGGTCTCTGTCCCATTCAGAGTACTCATGAGATTTGTTATCCATTATTCTGAATGCCTTGACTTGCTCTTCTGTAAGATCATCTGCCCAAATTACTGGCACTTCCTTCAAATTTAGCTTCTGAGCCGCTTTAAGCCTTGTGTGGCCTGCGATAATTACATTATCCTTGTCAAGTATTATCGGAATCCTAAATCCAAATTCCTTTATAGATTTAGCTACAATATCTACTGCTTTGTCGTTTTTCCGTGGATTCCTTTCATAAGGGATTATCTCAGATATAGGAACATTTTCTATTTTCATTTGAGAGTACGGAGTTTATTTCAATGCTTTTCTTGCTCTCTCTATCGCTTTCTGTGGATCTTCCATTATCACATATGTATGAAAGTATCCTTTGTATCTATACTTTCTCTTCTTCAGATATACTGGAATGTGGTGCCTTGCAGATAGGTGTTCGTCATATTGCTCTCCTTCTTCTAACAGCTCAAAATTCTCTATCTTTCCGTATTTCTCAAAGTCCGGTTTAAAGGGCTTTATCTCTTCTGGTTTAAGATATCCGTTTTTCTTTATGTTGTCTTTTTTCGCCTTCTCATAGTATTCTTCGAACTCTATTCTCGCTGCTTTGTCTGCATATGGTCTTCCTTCTTTTATCGCCTTTGCCTTGTGTTTTCCAAGTTCTCTGTTAAATTCGTCTTCTGGATTCCTTGCTGGGACTCCTGCAAGTGGTATAAAATCTTTCCTTTCAGTGTCGGTTGGTGTTCTTATTATGCCTGGCATTTTTCCTCCTTTTTATTTAACTGCCGGATTATTTTTAACTTCAACTCCATTCTTAATTTGATTTTCCATTATTTCTATATTTTTAGATTTCTCTTCCATTTGGTTAGTTAATTGTTTAATTTGGTTGTCTATTTCTTTGTCTTCATTCTTTTGTATATATGGGGTTATGTCTTCTATGTATTTCCTTTTTATTTTTTTGAATGCCTTTGTCTTTCTGAGATACTTTAAATGCTCTTCAATTTCCTCAATCTCCTTCTTCAATCTTTTTATTCCTTTCATTGTCAATTTTTTTTCTTCATCTGTGAGTTTTCTTTTTACCATATTGCATTGATTAATAGTTTAATTAACCAAATTCCACCCAAAAATAAAATAGCCCAGATAATTAATAAGATTGTTGCAACAAAAGCCTCAGTCAATTTCATCTTTCTCTCCTCCTTTTAAATATTTTGGGTCTATCATTGCTATTTGTTTGTCAATTGCTTCTCTGCAGTATTTGTCAGGTTTAAATTCTGGATATTTGGCCATAAAAAGGTGTTGCCTCATATAAAATCCTATGCTTCTTTGCATTATTTTCTCTTTTGGATCAACTCTTCTTCCGATTTTAGCCTCACTTGAAAGCATCTACAATAGCTTTTTGGATTATCAGTTTGCATATCCAGACTGCTCCAAAGCTGAAAATACATGCTATGATATAAAAGGCATGTCCGATGCTTCCAATTTTAGGTTTTTTCATATTATAAGTAATTAATTAACCTTTTTAAAGTTTTCTATTATTCAGTATATAGTTTAATTAATTAATGAGATTATCTTTTTCGCAGAATTCTTCCATGTGAATTTTTCAGCTGTTCTTCTTGCATTTATTGCTTTATTTTTGATTTTCTCCTGATTCTCATATATCTCTCTCATGATTCTCTTTAATTCTTC